CACTTGGCATTTTTACGTCTCCCAAGGGTTGACTACACGGGTGGCCCACCCGGAGGGGATATGCCAGAGGCACATCGCATTTACCTATGGGGGGCAAAGAGGGGGGAAATCAATTCGCCCATCCTGCTAAGTATGCTAAATTACGCTAAACTACCCTTTTTGCACAAAAAACCCCCTGCCCCGAAAAGCAGAGGGTCACGACGTTAATACCCCTATTAACTACCCCAAGTTATCCAGAATTCGGAGATTCTGAATTTTTGATTTCAACGTCGAAAGTTTGTCCACACCTCCCGCCGCATGAGCGAGTCTGCCCGGTTTCTCGGCATTCTTCGGATCGGATGCCTCGTCAATGGCATCCAGCAAAGTCTCGTCTATGACGAAATCAAGCGCCTGCCAGAACGGACTACCAGGAGAGATGGAACTAAAAGCGTCCTTAACGTCCGCTTCGCTTATCTTGTCATCGTAGCGAACGAGTTTTGCTCTCTTGCGGAATAAGTTCATTTTAAAAACGAAGAGGCGCGCCACCGTTGACCCGTAAGGTTTGAACTTAACCCGGACAACGAATCTGGTGGCGCGCCTGACCTGTGGGATGGTCTATGATGAGAAAAAAGTAAATTCATTTTTGCGTCCCTAGTCGCAATTCATCCAAAACGCCTTGGTTTTTCTCCATTTGCTTTTCGATGAAGGTCAGACGCATGTTTTGCTCGGCATCGTCAGGCAATGCCCCCAACTCCCCTCTGGGCCATTTTATTCGAAACTCGGTATTTTGTTTCACCTCGGTTTCCATCCGATGCACGTCCATCTCCATGTTGCTTATGCGCTTTTCGATGGTTGCATAAGTCCATACCGCAGTGCCGACCAAAGCGATCACCTTGACCGCAAACCCCAAGTTCGCCTTGAACTGGGCATCTTCACCGACTTCCGCCATTAGTATCCACCGGACTCAACTGGTTGCGGTTGTGGTTGAGGTTGCGGGGCTTGCGGCTCCCGTGGGGCAACTTCCTGCTGTTGCTGTTGAGCCACGGGACTAGTGCCAACCCGCCCAATTTGGGCGTTCTCTTGTTGCTGAATGCCAAACTGAAGGTACTTGATCCGATTGTCGGCAAGTTGCTTGACCATAGGTTGCCCCTGCATCTTCTTTTGTATTTCGGAGGATGCCTGAACGATTTGCTGGGCGGTTTGAAGTCGCAATGGAAAGTTCACGTCTTCGGTCATCACGGGTTCTATCTCGTTTGCAATCTTCACCCATGCGTCCTGCTCGTCGGAGATTTCCTTGGCGCTTGCGGCAGTTTGATCCATTACGACCGCATCTGCCAATTGCGGGTCAATCGTTTCCGCTATGAAGTGCAGTAGTTTGGTGCGATCCAATGCTCCGGTAACGTCGAACTGGGTGAGTTTCACGATTGCATCCAGTTTCTTTTCCTGAAATTCGGGATTCAGCACGTCTATGGAAAACCGCAAGGCGAGGTCGAACTTGCCCTGAATGTCCTCCTGACTGACCTGCACCTCTTCGGGTTTGCCGTTCGTCAGTCTCTGGACGGTGGTGGGACTCATGTATTGTTGCATGAGGCGGAACGCTTGATCCAAGGCAATCCGCCAAGAGTCCAGCCATTTGTCCGTGGATGCCTGTTGGTGGAGCATTCTTCTACCGGGGTCATCCCCGCCAAAATAGTCTTCCACGTCCTTGAGGGCGGCATTCTCCGCTTCAACCGATCCACTTGGGAACGGAGGCGGAGCCAACCAACCCACGTCATCGGGTCTGGTGACCGTAAGTTGCGCGCCCGGAGCAACCAGTAAATTGATACCGCCTCGTCTGGCGTTCACTAGCATGGGTGGAATTGTACCGATCTGACTAGCGTCCGAGCGCAAATTGCGTTGTGTGGCGATTTCGTATTGGTTGGTCGCCACCAATTCGGGGATTCCCCGTGAATCGAATATAGAGTGCGAGAGTCGTTCCCTCGAAAACAGAACGAAAGGCATCATGCCGTGGGCATAGTTGAGCATTTCGTGCTTTCCGTACATATCGTCTATATGGGCGGAAAAAGCAGTGCAGTATATGCAGGGAACGTCAGTGTCCTCGTCGTAGGTCTTTGTGTATGCGTAAAAGATTTCGTAAAGGTTTTCGAAATCACTTGAGCGATCCGCAAAACTTTGTCGCAAACCGAAATTCAAGGGAAACCGTTGGTCTGTTTCCGGCACTGCGGTCATTCCCTCGGTGCTTTCAATGATTTCTTGCACGAATTCTTCGGGCCATTCCTCCGTAATTCCCTTTTCCCGAACTTCCGTTTCCGTCATCCATTCGCGCCTGAACACTACTTCCGCCCGTTCCAAGTTGGTGACGTTACCCGCAACAAAGACATCCTCATACAGTCGATGGGCGACGAAGCGAGGGCGATTTTCCTTCAGGTACGGTTGCGGAATCTTCGCTTCTCCGTTCTCCCGAAAGTCCTTGAGGGCTTGCTTCAACTTCTTGTCATCCACGGTGGGAAACTGGGGACGCATCAATTCAAGCGCCTGATCCTCCGTATCCTTGTCTTCAAGGAGGGCCACGACGTCGGCAACCGCATCTTGGTCACCTCCTGCGGCGAATACCGTCTGAATGACGTCATCCAAGGTAAAGGTTTTCATTCGGGTGGACACTTCCTGGGTCCAGTAAATTCCGAGAATGCCAACGCCGGGAGAACTACCGTAGACGTTCTGGGCAAGTATTTCCACTTCCGAGCGAAGTTCGGGAAGTAGTTTCTGGTGAAGATAGTATTTCAATACGTCTCCCCAGATTGCGGCGCGGCGATTGTCTTCCACCTCGATCCCCGTAATGCGAAGATTGGCCCGAAAGAATGCCGTAACCGCCATGTTGACGTGTTCGTTCACCAACCTGTCCGCCAGTCTGATGCGAACGTCGGAGGCGCCTTCCCACGGGGTGGGAGGATAACCCAAGTCCCCTTCGTGCTTTCTGCCGTCCTCGGATTGACCGTCATGGCGTGAAAACCGGACGTCCTCGTAAGTGTCACGGTGCTGAAGGGCAGTCGATGCGTCCTCCATCACACCTCGCAATTCCTCTTGGAGCAGGGTGACTTCGGGTTCGTCCGTCTTCTTAATCAGTTCCTTCTCGCTCATTGATCGCATCCTCCAACAGTTGCCTCACCTCGTTCTTGAGGTAGAAGGGTTTTTCTCCCTGTGACCCAACGAAAACAGGTCGCAGTATCCCGCAATGCACCCATTTCTCAAAAGTCTTCACGTGAATACCCAACCACGACAACACGTGCCGCCTTCGTAGCAACATCCCCTGTGGTTCCTCGTCCGTCATCACTTCATCAGAAATCCCCCATAATTTCCGACATGGGCGAACAATTCACCCTCGTCAAGCGTTTTAAAATACGGGGAAGATCAAAAAATCATTGGCATGAATTAGCCAATTTTCTTTTGGGGTGCCTCAAAATACGGGGAAAGTCGGGATTAATATGTAGCATGAGGGCATTTTTCAATAACTGTGACTATCCCTATACCGTTTTTAAAACTTCATGGAATAGAGAACTTGCTATCATGCTATCACTTTTCCCTTGGGAAATTGTCAACATGGCTAAATCGGGGGTGATTTAGCGAAGCAAGCAATCCGCATGAAATAACCGACCCACCTGTTCGCTGAGTTAGGTTAAACTTTTTTTGCCCCCAAAATGCCGATCAAGGCAAGTTCGTGGATTTCAGTAGTATCCGCCCGGATGCAGAACGCCCGCTTCCAAGTCCACGTACTGGGGCGCCGCAGTGAAATACATCCTCGCAACGTCAACGAAGTCCTTGGTGGCTCCATGCTTTCCGTCCGCCCCCGTCCAACTGGTCAAGGCAAACGCCATGTTCTTGCATGACTCGTCCAAGAAGAATCTCGGCATACTGGACGGGTCATCGGGATTTTCCGCATGGGGCTTCCAATGAATGACGTCACTGATCATGGTAACCCCCTCGTTGATGCTCACCCCCGAAGCGGGAACGAAGTGCAGTCCCAAGTCACCCATTTGGTCGATCAAGGTGGTCACCCCGCTCTTGGTGGGCGTGGGAGATGCCCCGAATCGACTGTCCATTATGCGCATGAAGATTTCCTCGCCGTCCTCCACCCTCTCGATTTCCTCTCTGTAACGATCCAAGGAAAACCCGAAGGTTTGTTGGGCGGGGCCAGCATCTCCGTCTATCTTCTTTCCCGGCAACGCCCACTCCCCCGCATTGCCCACTCCGGGTATGTAATCGTCTGGGGTGGGCCATTCACGGTAGCAATAGTGCATACCGTTGGGCGCCGCTCGAAACCAAGCCATCACCCAGTTCTTTCCATTCGACGGATCGACCACCATGTAGTTGGTGCCTTCCTCGGCGATTTGGTCGGATGCCAGGACATGTCTTTCCCCGAACAAAGGGAACGCCGCCTGTGACTGGCGTTGGGGTATTCCATACGCGCGACACAATATGTTTTGCCTCGCCTCCCCTTCCAAGGTCTTCACCAAGGCATCATAGTCGTTGTATGGGTTCCACAACGTATGGAAGTACATTATCTTGGCGGCAGGTCGGACGCATTGCTGTACAACGGGAACAAGTTCGCCCCCAAGCAACTCGGCTGGAGCCGATTCCACCGTTCTCGCCCCCTGAAGGTATGCCTTCACCGTGTTGCTCCATCCGGCAATCGGAGTGAAAGTCAAAATCAATCCGTTTCGAGGGTTGTTCTTCGCGCGCGTAACTAATCTAAATCTAAGGGACTCGATGATTTCCAAGGGACATAGCTCGTCCGCCCACGCCAAGTCCCACTCCGATCCCTCCATTATGCCTTCCGCCTTTTGGCTGTAGTTCCGAAAAAAGCACTTCGAACCATTTGGCCCCACCAAACTGCCCTCGGTGAATCCGTTCTTCACCGAATAGGTCAAGTTGGTCGTTCTGCTTTTGCGGGCGGTTTTCCACTCCTTCGGCAAATACTTCCAGACAAGCGCCTGTTGTTGCTCCACCGAAGTGCTGGCAGTGGTGTGCATACAGATAACGTTGCTGTCCTCGTACTCCACCAAGGTCTTGACCACTGCCAAGGCGGCGAAAGTGGACTTTCCCGAACGATTGCCGCCCAACAATACCAACTCCGAGCATTCCTCCCGCAACTTGTCCGCCTGTTCCCAATGCTCCGGCTCGAAACCATAGTGGTAAGGGTCTTCTCTCTCCAGACGAATCAACTCCTCCCGCCTGTCCAGCAACTTCTTCAACTCCTCCTCACCCATTGCCTTCGCCTGCTTGCGAGTAGGCAACTTGAGGACGGGGTGATCCGTCAACTGGGCGGGTTCCGTCACCTCGCGCCACCAAAGTATGCTTCGCCCAGTCCCTCGTCAATCAAGGTCTGGTTGACCGATACCTCGCCAAGTTCCTCGGTGAACAGTTCGCCAAGGCAACGACCGAACTTGCCAACGCCATGAGAACGCACAACGAACTGATTGTCGTTTGCCCCAAGCAACTCGACCAACCGGGCAGTCGCCTTCTTGCCTGCCTTCTTCTCTTCGGCATCTCTGGTTCTAGTCTCCGGTGTATTGATGCCATAAAACCGTATACGTACCTTCCGATGGGTGCTGAACCCCAAGTCAAGCATCGCATCCACGGTGTCTCCGTCAATTACTCTGATCAAACTCGCATCATATCTCCATGCCGCCTTCACGTTGTCGCTCATTTCCTTTTCCCCCTAGTTGATTTTGTTTTCGATTTTCTCGTCGCCGCCTTTTGGCGCCTCAAACTGTCCTTGAAGAACTTGGCGATCTCACTCGAAACCTCCTGCCTCTCCTTCGATGCCCCCCATTGGCGCAATACCTTGTCAGTTCCACTTCCCACGCTCTTGCTCATGTCATTCCCTTCGTTGAGTTCGTTGATTCAAATAACCCTCACCATCTGCCCCGCCACCTCGGTTTCCTGCCCACCATCACCCATAACCTGCCACTCCCCCAAGGAGGACGCGCCTTCAAGACCATGCCCTTCAAGAAATTCACGTTGTCTCCCACGGTAACCCTCACCTTCTCGCCAGTCACTCGCTCACACTCCACCAATCGACGATTGATCGGAAATACCCGCACCACCTCCATCTCCTCCGGTTCCTCACGTCCAATCTCCTCGTCCACCACGACTTCCTTCTCCTCGATGCCCAGCAACAACGCCACCACTCCACGCATCTTCACTTCGCCCCCCACTCGATAGGTGATGCGCCCCTTCAGGCGACCCCAATGCTCGCCTTCCTTCAAATGCTCCTTTCTCAAGGAAGACAACTTCTCGCGCTTCAAACCAAGGGCCACCGCAAACGCTTCCTCCTGGCGCGCCCAGTCTCCCAAAGTCTGCTTGATCATTCCTTCTTTCACTTCACTCATAATTCACTTCCTGTTAGTTCGGTAATCCAAACCATACCCAACGCTAACATGCCTTACCGACCCCGCTTTCCCCTTCATGTATTCCTCTATTTGCAATGCTCCGCAATCCTCGCAAATAAATCGAATTGTAAATATCGGCGAAGGCGCACCAAGTCCGGTTGCCCCAAATCGCGCCAATGACATGCTCTCACTTCCACAGGCCGGGCATGTCATCGGCGTAGTACTTAGAATCTTTGTTTTCACTTCACTCATAATTCACTCACTCCCATAACTTCCCTATCAACCAAAACGTTAACCCAGTCCAACTCTCCAATTGCCATAACAACAAACACATCCCTCCCAGTAACTTCCATTCCCCTTCACTCCCCATCACCTTCCTCTTCCCCATCCCCGCATCGACAAACGTCCTCGTCACCCACAGACCACTCCATCCCACATCCACCACACCTCTCTCTACCCGAACGCGCTCCACTCGCCCATTGGTCACGCTCGTCATGCGTAGATGGCGGATCGTCCACTTCCAAAGGTTCCCCCCAAGTCGCCTCCATGTCCCAACGATCAATCATCTCCCCACCCCATTAACTCACTTACCAACAATTCACTCTCCTCCAACATCAAGCGCTTTACCGATTCCCTGAAAAATTCACTCTTCGTTATGCCATGACGCTTAACCATCTCCTCCAATCGACGCTTCAAACCACAAGTAACTCGGAAACTCACCGTCACGGGCGATTCTTCCATCTCCACGTCAGACCTCATGCGCCAAAACGGTCGGTATTCATCAATCATCCCTCTTCCTCCTCAAAGATAACGTACTTCAACGAAACCTGACCCCTGTCCACGCTATCAGGCAAAATTACGTAACTCCTCTTTACGCTAACACTACTAACCTCCAAAGAACCGCCCGCGCGACCCACCATCGACGCAAGCTCCGACACTCGACGCAATACCCTTAACATAACGTCCTCAATCCCCTCATTGAGAGATTCGAAATTCACCACCACCCCATCACCCTCGGATGACACGTCCTCCGATCTCCAACGATGACTCCAGTCCATGCAAATCTCAAACTCGTCACTCATCCCTCTTCCTCCTCCGCTTGCGCTTACGCTTCTTTTCTCCCCCAAACTCAAATCCATTGCTCAACTTGCGGACTCCTCGCCTCGACCAAAAACGATCCATCGCCAAATCTATCTTCTGCTTGTCCATCCCACTTAACCCATCTCCCTCACTCCACGAAATCTCATCCAATTCCTCGTCACCCCGCCTGCGCTTGTTACCCGGCATTTAACGATTTCCTCGCGCGAACTGGCAATATTCGGGTTTTGGGCAGTAGGGAATATTTGCTGTTTTGTAAAAAAAATTTCGTTGCCCAAATACGGTTCCGTTGAGCGACCTGGCAACCCCCTCCACCCCCGCCCCCCGACTGCGATTAGACATAATCCTTATTCTGCGAAGTGGTGAAATATTCGTAAGTCTCTGATCGTAAGTAATGTTGTGGAATTCCATGACTTCAGTCTCAATAAGTTGGCTCCGGATCAGTCTCATTAAGTGACTTGAGCGCGCAGGTTTTGGATCGGTGTGGAATACCTGCAACCGATTTGGGGCCATTGAATTTTATCCTTGACGTCATTTCTGAATTCCCACCTATATATTTATACCCTCCCCAATAAACGAGTACGTTATTGGCGCGGTTCCAAATAAACCCCCCTGACTTCCTGCGGAGCGTACTCGGTATGGCATTCGGTGGAAAGGTAGGAATCATTGTGGATTGGATTGTGGTTTGTCTTGTATGTGGTTCTCGATGACTTCTGGTTTGGCGGGAAGGGCTTGAAGTATTTGGTTAAAGTCTTGGTGAGACACGGTGATTGTTTTCTGGGTACGTACGGTTGCCTCGCCTTGTAGTGTGAGGAGTTTGTCTTGTAGTATACCGAAAGCGATGGGGAGTTTGGACAGAGGCATGTTATCTGTTTCGTGATGTATTTTGTCCGCTAGGTCGTTGACGATCACCTGAAGTTTGGAAGCGACCATTTTCTTGAACTCGTCGGGAGGCATGTTTGCGGTGAGTTCGTTTTCCTTGGTTAGGTTTGCGAGGGACTTCTTGAGTTGGTTGGTGGCAGGGTCTGGCATTAGCGTATTAGTTGAAGTTGTTGATTGTTTTCTTCTTCCGGTGTGATGGTGACGGGTTTGGTGTGAACGACGTTGAAGAACTCCTTTATTCTGGCGATCAGTGCCTCGAGTCGCTTTGGATTGGAGAAGAGGACGGAGAGGTCTGACTTGGTGAGTTGGGTGGTAATTATGGTGGGAGCTTTGGCGGAGCATCTTGCGTCGATGATTTCGAATATGGTTGCTTCGGATCGTTCGGTTAATTTGGAGCTGAACAGATCGTCTATGAAGAGTACTGGGGTTTTGGTGAGTTTCCGTTTGAAGTATCGAGCTGACTTCTCGGATTTCCGCATGACGTCGAGGAGCGCGTCATGGAAGTCTCCGTGAAAGAACGAGGTGACTTGTCGTTTTGGGATGATTGCCTTGATAAGTTCGCAAGCGGCGCGGGTCTTGAACGTTCTGGTGTCTCCGGCAATCCAGAGTCCTTTGTGTTGGAGGATGGGATCGATGACTTGTTCTCTGAGGTATTCGGGTATGCGGGAAGGGTCGGTGTCGAGGTAGATGGGCGGCATACAAGCACCTGCAAGCTCTTCTGACTCTTGATTGGGGTCAAGGTATAGGTTGGAGTGTGTTCGGGCATCGTAGGCACCGCTACAAGCGTCACAGACCCCATTGGGAAATATGGCGGCGAGATATTTGTTGTGCCAATGCGTATTTCCACATTCCCTGCAAGTGACGGTCACTTGGGGGGCGCTTTCCCAGTCGAGTTCGCTTTCGGCTAGTTCGAACAGGGATGCGGGAAGGGTTTCAGTCGAGGCAGTTTGCGTAGTCACGGTCTATGGGTCTTTGGTTGAGTTTGGGTGAGTTGGATTCGGGTCTGGGCGGAAAGAGTCCTTGGTAGTTGTTCGCTATGGAGGAACGGATTGCGTCGATCACTGCGGGCATTCCGCACTCGTTCGTCCAGCGGGCCAGTCGGGTTCGTTGCGCCTTGAGGGCGGCGGGCTTGTAGGGGGGAAGTTTCCGTTCCCTGCGGTAAGACGTCCATTCGTCCCATGCGGCGAGGAACCCGATGTGGTCGAGTTCGGGGGGCAGGGTCGGTTCGTCGGGAGGTTCCGGATTGGTTTCCCTCACACTCCCTTCCTTTACTATACCTTTACTATTACTATTACTATTACTTGTAACCAAAGGTTTGGTTAAGGTTAAGTTATCCTTTGCCTTTGCTTTGCTTAAGGTTAAGTTAAGAATCGGCTTGGTTATGCCGTCTGCATCCATTTCGAGTCCATGCTTGGACAGTAGTTTCAGTATGCCTCGATGGGGTGGTTTTGCTTCGGAGAGGGTTTTTCCCTGCTGAAAAAGTATGAATTTGGGCAAAAGCACCTTGTTCTCGCCCAACTCGATTATGCGGTCACCGAGTTCGTTCAAGAGCGTTTTCGGGGACTTTTTCAGACCCGTCAGGTACTTGCAGTAATCATCGTCCCTCTCCCATGTTCCGGAGTGGTCGCAATGAAGGGTCAGAAAGTGCCAGAACAGTTTCGCTTCAGGTGACAATTTCCTGAACCAAGGATCGGTGAACTGGGTGCTTTCGACGTAGCGCTTGCTCACTTCATCAACTCCTTTTGCGGATAAAGATAGGTGGCGCCGTGACCAAGGTCGGTCAGTCGCTCGTCGGAAAACAATTGCCTTCTGTGAACGTACCCACGGTATCGGTAGGCGGGGAACTTTCCGGTCACCAGAACGTACCAGTCGCATGGGTCGCTTTTCTTGGATGCCCGCACCAGCAGGTCTGCGTTCTCGTTCGGGGTGGTCTTCACGTCCACCGAGTTCCCCTTGCGGTCGAAGAAGTCATGCCCTCCGGATCGGGGGCCAATGCCGAAGTCGGGAAACAGGTTCTTCATCTTGCCGAACGCATACTCGCCTCCCATGCCGTCCAAGTTCACCTCGTAGTCCCCTCTGGGCGACATCTTGGCGGACTTCACCGAGTTCACCAGGTTGTTGCCGTTGCGTAGCGCCGCCAATACCCTGACAAGGGTCTGCTCCTCGGCATCGAGGGTTATTTCGTCAGGTTCGGACATGATCAGAACGGTACGTCGTCCTCGTCCTCGGTTCGCTCCTTGCTCTCCGCCGTGGTTTCGGGGTCTGGAGTGGGTTGCTCGGCGGAAGGTATGGCGACTGGCTTGCGCAACCTGTTCCACCCGTTCTCCTCGTAGACCAACGCCCTGAAGCGCTTGCCCTCCAGTTTTATCGGGTCGAGGGAGAATTCTCCTCCGTCCGGTTCCATGCCGCAGGCGGCGAGGAATTCCCAGACCATCGGGAACGCCTTCGGTGTCAAATACAGGAAATGGTAGAACGATTGCTCGTTTTCAGCCATTACCTTGAGCTTGATGCGGGGGTCGCCCGACTTCGTGGTGAGCAAGTTGCCGTCACCGTCCTTGTCGCTGGCATATATGATTTCGAGATCATAGGTGCCGGGAGGCAGCAGTTCGAACTTGGCGGATTGGTTGTCTTGGGCGCCCGTGGGCGCAGGTATGTTATAGGTACTCATGGTAGTTAGTATGAGCGGAAACAGGATTCCGCAGTTTTTCGGGTTAATGACAGGTCGTTTTTCAAATACTCGATTGCCGCCGCCTCGTCCTCCTTCAAGGTCTGCGAAAAGTACTTGCCGGAACCGTTCTTGCCTTCGTGACCAAGCGCCTTGGCGAATCGATCCAGACTGATCAGTTCACGATAGTCGCCCGCTTGCCACATTTGCATCAGATCGACGAAGAAATCGGGGAAGTATCGGTTGTTGCGGGGCAATAGTCCGGGCGGCACCTTCACTCCGTTGATTATGGATCGACGAATGAGGAACGGCAGGTCGAAATTGAACACGTTGAAACCGACGAACATTTCTTTGGCATGATAACTTTCGTCCGCCGCCTCCCAAAACGTTTCCAACATTTCCTTTTCCTTCTTGCCAATCAGCAACACGGTGTCGGCTGGGTTGGCATATCCAATTGCCAGAACCTCGCCGTATTCCGCCTTCAGCGCCGCCTTTGACTTGATGGAGCGCAGGTGAGCGTCCTTTGCGGCATTGATCTTCTCCATTGCCTTCTCGATGCCCAAGTTGCCCACCTTCACGGCATCGGGGTCGAACTTCGGGGCAATGCGCTCGATTTCCTTGTCGGGCAGTGGCCCCGTTTCGATGTCGAATACCCAGAAATTTCTCACTGTTCGTTCTCCTGCGCCCAAGTTGCGACCATTTCACCGAAACCATCCAGTCCCTTGGACATTATGCGTTCCTGCACTGCCTCCGGAATTGCCTGCGGATCGACGTCATGGAACTTCAGGTAGTCCATTCCCTTGTCCACGGCGTTGACTATCGCATCCACTTCCTCCGCCAAACTCTTGGGAGCATCCGCAACGGTTTCCGTCTTGGGTTCCTCCTTCTTCTCGGCAACGGTTTTCGTCTTGGGTTCGTGCCTGTCGATTGACTCTTCCTTTTCCTCCTGCTCCAGAGTCATCACCTTGCTGTTGCCCTTGCCGTCCTCGATTACCTCGGTGGCGGGAGTAGTCTTCTTCTTCGCCGGAACTTTTCTCCTGGTCGCCTTCTTTTTCGGGGCGGGTTTGGCATGGGCGGGGTCATAGGCGCTTCCAGCTCTTCCCATTGCCGCTTCACCGTCATCGTCCTCCGCTCCAAGTCCGACCATCATTTGCCATGAATAGCGTCTGGCATAGGTCAATGCGCTTCCAATGCCCTGCGGTGTATTGTCCTTGGGTTGTATCCGCAAGCGTCCACGCAACCATTGACCGGAACTGTGCATCAATTGGGTCACCACGTATCCATCGTCGCAATACTGGACGATTGACAGGTCGTTGCTCGTCAACGGATACCTCGATGCTTCGATGACTTCCGCCAAGTCTGCATACTTGCTCTTGAAGAACGGATTGTTCGCCCCCTTCTTGGCGGGTGACATTTCTCCTTGGGCAAGCGACAATGCGCCCGCCAACTCGTTTATTTCGGAGGATTGCGTTTGGAATGATTGCGGTTGTTCGCCCGCAAGGGTGTGGGTTGATTCGTTGTCCATTTTATTTTTCGGGTTCGTCCCAGAGGATTTGGTTCTCGTTCAGAAATTTGTCTCCGAGTTGCTTCAGCGCGTCTTGCTCCACTTCCTTGAAGCGTTCCTTGCGTATCTCCATTTCACGTTCGGCGACCTGCTTGACGTGCTTGTGCCACCTCCACTCGGATCGGAGTTCCTTCAAAATCTCGGCATGGGTGGGTGTGCTTCCTCCCACGCTCAACTGCCTCTCCATGTCATCCCTCCAAGACATGACGCATCCTCCTCGCTATCCATTCACTGCAATTGCTCGCCACACCGTTGCCCGCTTGCTTGTACTTCGGGCCATCCGCCTGCTCGACTTGCTTGCCCGTGGGTTTCCACAGGTTGCCGTCCAGTTCCAGAACCTCCCTGACGTCGAGTCGGTCATCTTCCCATGCCATCAGTCGGCAACACTCCTTTGGGGTGAGGCGGCGAACCACCATAGGCATTGCTATGCCCGTCCCTTCCCCACCCTGTTGACTACGGAGGGTGACGCTCACGTCCTCGGCGGACTTGGGGGTGATGTCTCCGTTCCATGAGCAGACTACATTAGAAGGGCGAGAAGGGCGATTCTCACCCTCTGCCCTCAAACATCCACTATGGTCTGCCTCTTTCCAAAACCCCTTTCCAGTTTCGTGCATACTCATCACCTTTGGCCCAGTCGCGTTCGATATGCCAGAGGCAGAGGTAACCGATGCCGCCACCTCTCCAGTCATCTGCCCGTTGTAGACGTCCACTCCTTGGGTGACTTGCGCTAAAATTCGTCCAGTATATGCGTCCTGTCCATTAAGTTCGCCACCCATGTGCGCGCCATCGGACAAAGCGCCCACGACATCAGTTTCGGGAACGTTTATCACTCTTTCCCCGCCACCTGCTCCAGCGCCTTCCGTAAAACTGGCGGGAGTTCCTTCCCCCTCTTCGCCGCGCGTCTGAGAATCCCTCGACATGCGCGAGGAGAAAGAGAATATTTCTCTTGCGGTTGCTTCTCCAGTATCTCCGAAAGACGCGCATATAAAGATTCTTCTCCTGCGTTGAGGGACGGATCGCACCCTTCTTCCATCGGAGGTACACCATCCCACGTCTTTTGCGTCCAATATAGTCCATCCGACAGAACTACACCCGATGGAGAGTAACTCTCTGATGCACCGCGCAAAACCATCCCCGCTATCGACACTGAACAGTCCGGGGACATTCTCAAATAGCGCGTATCGGAGATTTCCTCTAGCTCGGAGTCGTTGAACAATTCCGACTGCGTGGAAGAAGAGGTTGCTTCTGGTTCCTTCATGTAATCCTTTCCTTAGTCCCGCTTGACTCACGTCCTGACAAGGGAACCCCGCCAAAACAACGTCAGGCACTTCAAGTTGATCGGCATCGACCTTCTCCACGTCGCAATGCAACGGGACGTCGGGATAGTGATGCGCCAACACTCCTGCGGCATTCTTTTCGAACTCCACCATCCACTTGCATTCCCAGTCATTGCGGAAAAACCCCAAGTCAAATCCACCGACTCCCGAAAACAGACTGCCGAAGGAAAGGTTCACTTCTCCAACCTCCCCATCTTCACGCCTATGCCGGGTCGATCTCCCCAATACTTCCTAAAGCGGAGGTCGGCGATCTGGGCATCATCCAAATACATGCCCAAACGACCGCATATATCCGCAAAGAACTTCATCAAATTGTCCGCATCCGGACGTGTGAAGCAGGGCAACTTGCCGTCCACCCTGTTCTTCTTCGGCTCCGACTTCCTCCAAGGATACACCCAGTCAACCTCCATGAAAATTGCCCCCTCCAACGGCACTGGCGGACGATAGGGCATGAGCAAGGTCATTAACTCGTCCCTTGTCTTCTGTCCGCGCTTCGCTTTGCCGACGAAGGGGGTTCCGTCCTTGCGGCGCATGATCATCGAGGATGCCTGCGCTGTCGCTTTTGGCGGAATACACTCAACCCAAAACTCCACGTTGCCTCCAATGCTTTCTAATGTATCCAAGCACCTCGCGCGGATCGTAATATCTTCTGCCGCCTATCTTGTAGGACGGTATGCGTCCCGATTTAGTCCAACTGTGTATAGTGCGCTTGCTTGGCGCGCCCGTGGCCCACACTCCGCTGGTTCGCAACCCTTCCAGATCAACCAATCCGGAAACGACCTCTTGATTACTCATCGTCGTTTTCCCGTAGATCAGGATACGCTTTCACGATAGCTCGGCGTATCAAGGCGCACACCGAGTCGTATTCCTCAAATGCCTTCTTCCTTAGCCCGTCATGGAGATGCGCAGGAAGTTTGAAATTTATCTTTGAGGTTAGTTTTCGGTTCTTGGGGGTTCGTTTCATGTTTCACACCAAAAAGCACAAACGAACACACTTGCAAACTAAACTTATACACAAAAGATTTTAGGTATTTATGATTGCATATTGACACAATAAACATCTAGTGCGGTACTTCTCGGTACTTTTAATGTATTGACTAAAACTTTCCTCAATTGAATTTTATGCAGGTGAACAAAACAATCCATGCCACAGTCCGCTTCACACGGGAAACCAAAGACGAGGTTGATGAAATCGCCGATTTGCTCGGTGTTCAGAAATCTTATCTTTACAGATGGATCATAGAAGGATTCGTCGAAACCGTGAAAAGCGAGGAAGAACAGCCCGATCTTCCGGCAGTAACCCAGCTCGCCCGCCAACTACTAAAAAAGAAAAATCAGAAAGGCACAAAATGACTAGTAAGGGTACAAAGTTCTCATCCACCTCCGATCCAAGCGTCGAGGAATTGGCGGAGAAAATTCACGAAAACCGATCCTTGATCGACAACGCTCGAAACTTTTGGCGAACCTATGCGCTCGCTTTCTTTTGTTTCGTGGCGCTGATTGCGAGTTTCGTTAGTTGGAACGGCATCCGATTGTGGGGTGAAAATATTGAAGTAAACAAATTATATGAAGCGGATACTGCCCGCCTCCTGAAAATGGTGGGCGAGCAACGACTCAGGGTTAAGCAATTGACTGACCAAACTATCGCCCTAGAAGTGGAAAACGAAAAACTTCGTCAATTCGGATTGCGTGAGCGGAAGGAATATCGGCAACACTTAACGGATTTGCGTAGTGACCAAATGGATTTGGTTCATGCCTCGCGCCAGTTTCTAAAAACTTGGCACAAGTTTACAGGTACCACAATGGAGCCGAACCAAGTGGCTGACTGGTGGACTTCAGAGAATCTGCAAAACCACCTTGGGCAAACACGGTTCTTCGCTGGGCTCAAGGTTGTGGGACTTCTTGCCAAAAAGGCGCAAGAACGGCAAGAGTGGTTTGAGCTTGATGCCCGTGAGCAGAGCAAAGACCACCACGCCGTTGACTAAGCGAACTTGATCAGCTACGCCCCACCATCGTCGGAGGGATGGATCGAGAAGAAACGTTCCGCCTCCTCCTTGGTGCGGCTGGCATCACGATAATGCTTACGAATAATCGTTTCTGAATTACCAAAGATTTCCGCCGCTTCCTCCATCGAGTTACCTAACTTCAAGTAGTAGGTAATAGCCGAATGCCTCAATCCATCGTGAGGTATGTCAAACTTCGCCCTCACTTTGTCCCATGACCTCTGGAAGTTATTAACCTTGGCGGGCGCGCCTGCGCATTGAAATTTACGCAACCACGCAAGGGCATTTTCTGGAATGGGCGTGTATCGCAACTCATCCACCTTGGACACTTCAGGGGTGACGGTCACTTCTCCTGCATCTATGTTAACGTGCAAACCGAAGTCTAGTTTGCCGCTTTCTCCACGCTTGTCAGGTCGCAGTCCGCAAAAAAGGGCAAGGACTACGAAAGGCACCAATTTGCCGCCTTCGAATTGCTCCACCTCACGAAGCAACGATTCTGCGGTTTCCGCCGATATGGTTTCCGCCACCCCTCGCGCCTTCTTGATCTTTTTGCCGTAGGAGGTCACACCCAAAACCCAATCCTTTGCGATATAATTTTCCTTCAACAACCATTTGCAGAAATGGGAAATTGATCCACGAATATTTTCGTAAGTCTTTTGGGAGGTAAAAGTAAACCTTAGAAATTCCTCAATTGTCTTGGTATTGAAACTAGTAACAAGTTCGCCCTCACCCACCCAGTTGACGAATCGGGCCACCCTATACCCCGAAGTTCGAAAGGTCGGCAACTCGATCAGTTTCGCCTTAACTTCGAATTCCCTCTCGGTGGTGTATAGATCAAACGCTTCCTTCATCGTCACGCACTTGCCTTTGTCCACGTAATGAGCATTGAAGAAGTTGATTGCATCAGTGAGTTTCCCTTTCCCGTCCAGTAACTCCAATGCGTGTTCGGCATCATGGATTTCAGGGTAAGAAAGATGTGTGTCAATGGTGTGTCTTCCGACTGGTGCGGTACGCGCCAATTCCTGCGCTTCGGCAAATGCCTTCGCCTCACCTTTGGTGGGAAATCTTTTGTCTATTCGTTCACCCCGAATTGTTCCGGTGACGCGCCACACTATACGCTTGCCATGTTTAAGTTCGGTTATTTTTACGGGCTTGGATTTGCTCATTTCGTTGTCCCTAGTTGAAGGTTAAGTTCACCTTTCAACCTGTTGGGGAAAACGGTCAAGTCAACCCTAGATTCTGTGGACAACTGTGGACGGTTTGCTGTAACCCGCATAAACACTGGTGCGGGCGGCGGGAATCGAAAACTAAAGAAAGTGTTTCCGTAAGTCGTTGAATGTTATGCAACTTACCTGATTACATGAAGTTACAAAAATGCCATAGTGTGCAAAGGAATGCAGGAAACAACAGGCAAGTGCGACATTCTGTGGATATTCTGTGGACGAAACGGTGAGCAAAATACCCCCGTTCGGAGGGGTTAGCGGGGGTGCAATTCCTTGCGTTCCCGTTGGGTGGTCTTGGGGAAGTATGCGCTTCCTCCACGGGGTTGCGAAGTGACCTGACCACCCTTGCCCGCCTTGCCCGCAGGCATGTACATGATGTTCGGATCGGACGGGTCGAAGGTTCCTGGGTTGCCCGTTGCCGATTTGATCTGCGTGGGTTCGAAAGGCACATAATCAAACCCTTCGTCTAATCGACTAATCTTGAAACCATCATGCCCCTTCTTTTGGGATTCTCGCTTTAATCTCCAAATCTCTCCTTTTCCAAAACCATACATCGACTGGTAATTGATTTGCTTTGGGTTTTTTATTTGAAGGTAAACGGGATAAACAGACCCAGTTAATTGTCTTTCCCATGTGTTTTCAAACGTATACATATTAGCTATGTCAGGAGAGTCTGAAAAGAAAGCCAAACCTAACTCATTCCATACGTGTGGACTCGTTTCACCTTTTGGGGGTTGCCTCTCAAAAACATCAATATTTACCTGTTTAGGACTTCCATGATAGACCACCAACGGTTCACCGTTCTCATCAACCACCTTGGACTTGCCGAACCATTTCTTGAAATAGGGTGACTTCACTCCCTTCTTCTCCCATAGTCTGTCCGCTTCCACAAGTTTATCCTTGGGCGCGCCCGCTTGCTCCGCAGGCATGAACATCTTCTCCCTCAATTCAAGACTAGCTCGTTCAGGGCCAGTCTTTGCCTTAAACTGAATCGGGTCATAGGACTTCGCTTCCAGCGATCCGGGTGGCATATCTCTAATGAATATAGGATCGGTCAAGGAGCGCGTTTGCATACTGCGAAATGCCTGCGGCCCAACCCCGCCTTCCGGAGTAATTCCCCTACCTGGCTTTTCCTCTGCCATCTTGCTAAATGCTTCCCCGAATACCTGAAACGCCGATACCCTCCCTTTGACGTTGCTGATACTTTTACCCGCAAACGACACGTCATAGGTCGGGTCGGGGGAAATCCCCAAGTCGGCAAGGTTGACCGTGGTGTTCTCTCCTTGTTCAAACTGGATCACCTTCACGATGTCACCAGTCCTGTAACCGTCCTCGTTCTTGTAGGTGATAAGGTCACGGTAAAGGTCACGCCAAAAAATGCCTCCCTTGCTCTTATACTCTTGTGATGCAAGTCTGCTGAAAAATAACTTGCGCGCGTCAAACGACATGGTGGGGTATAGTTCCTCGATTTCCTTTAAATTCTCCGGGGCGAATTTCTTGTATTTCGGCTTGTTTTTCTTCCTCGCCCACTTGCGAACCGCAGTTGCGGAATCCCTTATCTGCTTGGGTTGTCTACGCGCCGCCTTTGGAGTATTCTCCAAATCGTACTTTAGTTCATCCATAAGAATGCGGGCAAAAGTGCGGTTACTGGCAACTGCCTCTTCGTTCATTAAAACGACCAAACCCACTCCGTCCGTCCGGTTGATTGCATTTTGCAGATTCGTTTTTTGCGAACCATCCATTGATGCCCACCCCACTTTGCCTTGATTGATGGGCATATCTGGGTGATCGGGGCCACCACGTAGTTCGAATTCCTTGCCACTGCGTGTGACGTAGGTGCCAGTCTTCATTCGATCTGCCATCATGGGGAACGCCTTTTTGCCAACGTAAGTCTCCGGAGAAAACCCCGGATCGAAATATGCCGCCGCCGCAGGCATGAATAACTTCTTCGCCAGTCGGGGGGAAATCTCAATTGCGGCGTTCGGGATATCACCGTTCTGTCCCTGCCTGACTGCCTGTTGCATGTTCTTCGCCGCAGGCATGAACATCTTCTCGGTGATGGTGACTGCCCCCTCGTCAAAGATGACGTAGTTGTAATCACCCTTGCCCTTGGCCCGTGACGCTCCTTCCAGATACTTGATGCCGGGTATACCTGCTTCCAGAAGATACTGGGACGCCAGTTGATCCGATGGGGAAGTTTGAAAGTCTTTTCGATTCCGAAGGGACTCTGGTATCATATCAAAGAAATCAGAATCGTTCCTGCTTTGCTCGATGAAATTTTTCAGAGCATCGTAAAACAACCCACCACTGGGGGCGTTGTCATCCCAAATAAAAGCCCCAAGACCTCCCTCTTCAAAAATGGGTTCTACAACCTCCCTCACCCCCTTGGGTTGCTCGCTCAAGGGTTTGTCCCATAGCAGGTACTCGTTCTCCTTGGGGGCGAGTTCGACTTTGTAGAGACTGCCGAAAGTCTCGTAGTCGATGTCCTCGAAATACTTGATAGCTTTCTTGCTGTAATCCCACTCCTTGAAATATTTCACCACGTCCTCTGGGCTTTCGTGCATCATTAGTCTCTCAAGACCTTCGGCGATTTGGTAGTCCTCCGAAGTGGGGTTTGGCTTTCGAACAAATCGATTATATTCCTCGTTAATCTGTCTGCCGTTCACCTTCTGCTTTTCAGGGTCATATCCCAAAGCTCGTCGATAGTGTTCCGCCACCTCCTTCTTGCCCGCAAAGTACAGCCCGTGACCGTATGCCTGCACACCTTCGCCTGTTCCTATCTGCGCAGACCGAAAGCGACCCATAGGAGCGCCTTCCTCTGCCTTAAAGGTATGTGGGGTGCCGTGGTAGGCGGCAGGCATGTACTGGCGATCTCCTCCGGGTGTTCTAGCCCCCTGCGGATATTTTTGATATGGCTCCGCCCACCATTTTGTTTCGCCCTGCGGATCAATTAACATCTCTGGAGTAACTTCCATCCCTGCTTCGTACATTCTTGCGGCATCCTTGGGGCCGACTGCGCGAGGAAATTCGTAGGCATCAATCCACCTTTCGCCTGCATCCCACCGAGACTTCATCTCTGTATAAAATGCAATATCTTCGGGTGATAGGTTTGATGCAATATTTGGGTTATCCAAATTCTGGAACTGATTCCACATTTTAAGAATAGGCATCTTTCCGGGTTCTGGAACTGTCCACTTGTAATTATCGTATTCAACCTTTCCAGTTGCCTGTTTTTTGATTTTTTCTCGTAGTCCCTTGGGCATAGTGGTGCTAGGAAGGAATTGCCCACCCTTGTAAAACTCTTGGTTTTTTCCTACTTCCCCTCCCTTTTTTGCCCTCCACGCATCCCCCTCCGCAGGCATGTACTGCCTCTCTCCCTGCGGAAACCTCGGCTGAAATGGTTGAACCTGAGACTGGTTGCCCATTGCTTCGAATTGTTCCTTCTCCGTAATGCCCTTCTGGAAACGTTCATACTGACTCTTGGGCATCTTGTCAGTCGCCACCCTGCGGAACCCTGCCGCCGCATCCTCGCCGCCCAAGTCCTCGATGAATGGAAGCGGGATGGTTTCTTCACGCGCTTCGGGCATTGCGGGCATGTAGTTGTTTTTTACGTTATAGTAATCAAACCCAGTACCCTTTCTTCCCGTGGGAGCCGCGCCTGCCAATGCCTCCGCATCGTAGCTCACAATCGCTTTCTTCAGGGAACGTTGAGTGTCCCTGAGTTCGTTTTGCTCCGTAAAGAAGTCCGCCAGGCGCTTGTTCTTGAACACGGTGTGCGCTTCACCCTTGGAAATTGATTCCATCCCAAGGATTGCCGCCATGATTTCGTTCTCCTTGAGATTCTCCCCAAATCCCAGCGGATTGATCCTGCCCTCCGGATCAGTCAATGCTTTCTCCGAAGCAACCTCAAACTCTCGCATGAATTCGTCGGCGCTTTTCTTGGTGATGAATCCTTCGTCGATCAAGGTCTTCACGTTTTCACGAATAACCGCATTGTTCCAGCCCATCACCCTCAGACTTCGGAACTTCCCTGACTTCGGAGAGATTTGCCAACCCCACAGGGTGATATCCCTCAAGTAAAACTTATTATACCTTTGAAGACGCTTCCCGCTTCGATAACCAAACGCTATGGAAAACCTGTTATCTATCGCTTCTTGAAGGAGATCTATTACCCTGGCAACGGGACTGTCTGGTTGCCCCTTCGTGAACAAGTCCTTCATTCGTTGGGACAAAGTTCTGCCTTCCTCGCCTTTGCCAAGTCCGACGTAATCCGTTTTCTTCACCGCATCTTGAGCGGCAGTCAACTTTTCCTGCGCAATGCGTTCCGCATCCCTCGCCGCTTGCTTGACTGATTCATCCGCAGAAGACGCTTCCGCTTGATCTTTCGCTTGCCTTGCCTCCGCCGCCGCAACCTCCGCTTCTTCCTTCGCTTGTATCGCTTCCGCTTTTTCAATGGCTCCATCCTCGATGGAATCCTTCAATTCGTTGCGGGTAACTCTATCGGAAAGAACAAATTGTTTGGACTGACGATCCGTTATCGGCACACCCCCGAACTTCTCCGCAAATGATTCACCCGACGTTTGCCCCTTGTGCGGGGTGACTGGCAAACCTTCCTCGATCATCTTGTTCTTCAAGGAGGTATAAGTTTCCTTTGCCTTCTTGTAGTTGCGAATGTGCTGGATAATTGCCGGATGCTTCTTTAGTTGGGTGGAAATCGTATTGGTCAGCAAATTCCCCGTCCTTGGGTCAACTATTCCCACCGATGACAAAAGTCTCCTCATTGAATTATAGAGGGCGCTTTTCATCGTGGGGTGCAAAGACTCGTAAACGTTCGGGTCTTTGTGAAATGCCATCGAGTATTGATCGGCAAAGATTTCGTGCATCAATGCTTCGGCATCCCGACCAATCTCTATGCCTTTCTGGGTACGGTTGTAATCCCTCCAGACTTCGGTTGCTTCCTTGTTCAGGGTAACCTCGCGCAATATGGTGCCATCGTTACCGTAAATGTGGAACACTTCACCGTCAGGGTCATGGAACTCGTCCAGCATCATTTCCAATGCGGCAGGATCACGACTAATCCAGTCCATCATCTCGATGTGCCCCATTTCGTGCAGAAACATTTCAAACCCTTCACGGGAGGCGGCGCCTATTCTTTCCTTGTTGAGAAATATGGTGCGCGTCTGTCTGTCCACCCAACCCTTCGGAGCATGTTCCAACAAGTCTTCCGGTTCCTTGCCTTCCTCTAGCGCCTTTTCATTCCTCGCCTTGATTGATTCGTTTGCCAAATCCATCAATTCCTTCGGTTCCATAACGTTTACCGATACACCGGAGGTGCCTACTGCGTCATTGGTGGCAATCGCCACTTGGAAGGAATTTGGCAACGCCTCCTGCAACTTGCGTTGTTCGTTCGACAACTTGTTTTCCAAATAGTTCGACACGGTGATCTTGGATCGAGGAGTCATTTTCCCCCTCTTGTCCACTCCGAGAGTAGTCTTCCCCGCGCCCTTTGTTCCAAACGGGGCAAACAAAGTTCCGCCCATTGCAAAACCAAGTCCGAACGACTGTCCCATTTCCTCTGCGCTCGTATGCCCTGCGGCGGCATTGAAGGCGGACATTATGGCTCCCGCAGATACACCGTCCGCCAGGACGTTGAACATGTAGTCGCCTACCTGCGTCCCCTTGTACCTGTCTGCAAATGCCGCCATTGAGCGCAAGTTGGATGGAACTGACTTGTCCGCCGCCAATCTTGACAAAAAACGAGTTTGTCCGCTCGGAGTGGAAAATACCTTGAGAACGTCACGGGTTGCTTCGGCTCCCTTGGCTAATCCTTTGCCCAAGTATTGCGCGCCCGCCAATGCCGTGAAAGGAAGGGCAATTGGTTGAAATGCCCCAAGCACTGCTCCACCCAAATAAGTTCCTTGCAGGGCAGGTGCGGCGCCTTCCATGCCCATCTTGGTCAAAACCGATTCCGTCCATCGTTTCGGCGTTCCGGCAACGTATTCCATCTTTTTCCCCACCCATGCCGAAGGTGTTGCCACTAATTTCCCCGTTCCCGCCGCGCCTAACTTAATGCCTTTGCGCACCCCGCCCTTGATCACTTTGCCAACGGGAGAGAAAACCATTCCCATTGGCACCAAGTTAATTGGGTCTGCGACGAACTCACCCATTGCAATCGTCTTCTTGTATGGAGATGACTCCATCAAAAGGTCACGGTATTGCATGGATTTATAGTTCCGCAAATAACGTTGATACTCCCTTTTCCATTCAGTCGGTTGATCGTAATCGCCAAATTCGTCCATCAACGACCCTTTGACGTCCTTGAGGAAGTTCTTGGTATTCCTCATTCCGCCCTTGCCCGCCAACTTTATTGCCCTCTTTGCTTCAGGTGAACCACGCACCAATGCCTTCGAAAAAGGCGCCGCTTCTTCCACAATGAAATCTTTCGCCCCGGAAAAGAATTCTCCGACTGCCCCCATTGCGGAACCTATGAATGCACCAGTGGATTCCCATTTGCCTCTAGCATCGAGGCGCTTTTGGCGTTCCACGAATTCCTCTTCCGACAAGGGTCGGTTGGCTTGCAATTCGGCAAGAAAAGAATCGTAACTTAGTGATTGCGCAGGAGTATCGTATTCACGTAGCGACTCAAGAAACGAGTCATAACTTATCTGCGGATCGGGCGGCATTTCACAAGAGTCTCGTTGGTGATTCCTGAGTTCTTCCGCCAAGGGCAGTTGCGAAATCCACCAAGTAATCAAAGAGACTATGATCGGACGGAGAAGGAGTTGTCCCCATATTCCTTGCCGCCGCCCTTGACCCCAACTCGCTCAAGGATTCCTTAGCGTAGACGATCAACTTCTCGTAGTTCTCCTGGCGCAAAGGATCGGGGAATTCTCCATACCAAACGTTATCTGGCCCAGCAAACTCGTCCCTCGGAATTGCGCCAGTTTCGATTGCCTCACGCATTACGTTTGAAAGAACTTCAATGAATCCACCAATTTCCCCAGACAATTTATCGGACTTCAGTCCCTCCGCCGTGGGGACAGTCATATCAGCAATCTTCATTAAGTCCGCCTTGTCATCACCGTTTGGCGGAGGTGTTTCTTCAGAAAGGTCTGCCTTCAGAATTTTGACTGCTTTGGCAATGATTTCCGGAGAACTATCTTGGCGCGCAGACACTTTTTTAAGAATATCCTCCTTTTCCCTTAGTGATCGGTTTTTCCAGTCCGCATTAATTTGCACGTCTTTGACAATCTGGTCAGAAGTTAAGTTCAAATTCCCACGGGCGCTAGCTCCACCGGGGACATTCCCAGACGATGCGCCGCGCAATCGGTCATTCTTCAACTTCTCCGTATTTATCATCCTGTTTAATTTCACGATGTACCTGCGCCACTCGCTCGATGTGCTATTCATTTTAGGAGCGGCACGCATCAATAAATTCAGTTCTCCTTCGGAAAGTGACCCTTTCAGCATCTGACTTGCCTCAAGTGCGGTACGAGTTGCGAACTGCTCAAGGTAGTCCCGATTGTCTAGCAATTCATCTGAATCAAGCCCGGTTATACCTATATCCGCCAAAGCTCTTCGACTTTTGTCCATTATGCCGGGGCCGACCAACCACTTGTTGACCTCTCCCGTTTCCCTACCTTCTGCGTCCACCTTGAATATATCCATTACTCGCTTTATGTTTTCCAAAGCAAAGGTCAGTTCCGTATCCCTGTCTTCTATTTCCGAGAGTTGCTCGAAAGTCGGCGCCGCCCCAGTAGTAGTGGATATGCTTCCCGATATAACCTCTTTGGTTCGTGGATTAATCATATAACGATAACCATCCTGCGAGACTACCTGTGGCGCTTCCGCTTCCCTTTGAGGTAATCCTGCGGCGGATTGCCTTGCTAGTTCCATCATTCCCACGGTGGCATTCGGATTACGTTCCGCCCAAGTCTCAAGAAACGCTGGGCCAGTCATCTCTGTGGATCGGGCGAGCAAACTTTGACCAGGGCGGGTGGTAGTTTCTGCTTCGGCAAGTGGTATTTCCGGAACCTCAACTTTTGCCAACCTTTCACTTGCTGATTGATATGCGTCACCAATGCCTTTCTTTAATTTAGATAGGTATGAAGGACGAGACTTCGGAGTAGGTTGCGCAGTTGAGTCACCAGCTAATACACTTTCCAAATATGATACATCCACTAAGGATTCATCAACCCCCGGTGGTGGTGCGGTTTTTCTGCCCAAAGGTAAATATTGCCCCAAAGTGCCGCCACCGATGCGCCCCACTTCCCTTGTTTCGGTTGTGGTTACGTCGGGTCTTTCCGTCAAAGACTTGAAGTAACTTTTCGTATCCTCCTCCATTTGGATTATTCTGTCCTCTGCCCGCTTCAGTCGATCCGCACCTTCCTGCGCCCTTTGTTCCGCCCTATCGCGCAACAGATAGTTCTCCACCCCTACTCGACCACCCAGCGCCTTGAACAACGCCTTGACGTCTTTCCTGCGCTCCTTGGGGTCGGCAGGCATGTCAGTTTGCCCTCGATACACCAAATCCAAAATTTCAGGATTGTCCACGATTGCGTCAATCTGCTTGTCCTCGTCCTTCTTCTCGAAATAAGTGTTTGCCACCTTCCCAAGCGCTTGCCCCAAGGACGAGTACATCTGCGCCTGCGCCTGCGCCCCCTGCATAATGCTTTGGGCGGCAGTAGACTGTACCGGAAAGTTATATGCTCCTTGATATACTGATTGTCCTCTTGCCATAACTATGCCCCCACCTTGGAATCCATGAACAGGCGAATCTTCGCCTTCATTTCAGGTTTGTCCTTCAACCATTCCGCAACTTGCTCCCCGTTGATCAAATACCACAACTTGAACCATTCGGGCGCTTTGTTGAACAACCACTCTCGGAACATCATCCACTTGGGATTGGATTCACCGTAAACTTCACGGGCGATCCAACATGCCATTATTGCTCCTTGAGCTATTCCGCCACCCAATGCGCCTAGTCCGCTTGCCAATCCAGCGGATCGTGTGGCATTTGCCGCCGCTTGCGCCGCCGCAATATTCGCTTGATTGGTTTGTTGACCCAACATGTAGGAAAGTCCCGCTTCAGGCGAATATTGCTGTGGCCCCGCCGTAAGTCCGTACCCCGCCGATCCAAGTCCTCCTTGGGCAATCTGCTGACTGGCTCCGGACGGTCTGCCGAGAATCGCCATGAAAGGGTCTGCCGTCATTGCTTGGGATGCTCCCATAGTCGCTTGCGCCAAAGTCCTTCCTTCACCCCTTCTCGCCGCTTCCAAGGCAAGTACGTTCTGGGCGAATGCCCTGCGTTTCGCTTCTTCCGTTCCCGCCGCCTCCATGACGCTTTCCACTTCGGAAACAACTGCCTCTGGCCCACGAATCATTCCTCTCGCCTCCCATCCCGCTCGCGCCGCTTGTTCCGCTTCCCTGCGTTGCCGTGGTGATAGTCCACGACCCGCCGCCAAGTCTTCGCCCGCCTGTGTCTGCAAAGTACCCAGAAGACCACCGTATTGCCCTGTGTCGATTTCGTCCATCGATGCAGTTGCCTGCTGACCCATGCGTTCCAACAATCCGGTTGCCAGGGGGTCTGCTTCCCGAATCGCCTGAGATGCGATTCCTCCTAGACGCTGAACGTCTGCAATGTCGGCTGACCTTTGCCTTCTCGCCGCTTGTTCCGCTATGTCAGAACCGTATTGGGCGAGTCCCGCAAAAACTTCCTCTCCTTTTTCATTAAAAGTAAAGCCGGGACGTCGTGGTTTAGTTTCTAAAACATCACGGGTTTCCCCAATCATTTGGTCACCTCTGATGCGACCATCTTGGATTTCCTGCCCCACGTACCTTGCTGTCCCTGCCGAAACGTCATCCTCGGTGGCTTTGCGAGTCACAAACTTTTGGGTGATTGCTCCAGTGGTAAGATCTTGCCTCCCTGTTCCTCCAAGAAGGTCCATCAGTCCTCCACCTCGGACCATCTCTCCCATTTGGGGAGCATATTCCATACTGGTAGCAGGATCGTAGGTCTTGCCAATTTCAGGAAGAAAGCGACCTTCTTTTTCACCAAACTCTCCATAGTGGGTTTGACCCCAAAAAGACATGTCTTTGAAGCGATCCCTAACCCCGTTCTGATTTGTATCCCAGTATTCTTTCAAGTCGGGATTCATGTTAACGTATGCTTCCCATTGTTCATCCTCGGTGGTTACGTCGAACACTCCTTCAGGTCGTTGTGGAGTTGCAACCGTACCGCCTTCCTCCTCTTGCCATCTTTCTTTGCCTAGCAAGGTGTCTCGTAGTATGTCCGTTTCCAGTTGGGCATAGGCAGGTCGCCCATACTGCTGGGACGCTTCCGCGCCATACAGTTCCGGGGCGAGGTCGATCTGCGCCTGCAAACTCTCTCGCATGGACTCGCCGTATCCTTGTTGCTGTGGGTAATTGATTTCTGTGCCGCCTTTGCCCATTTTAGTCTCCTATGAAGTCCAGCAAACGACGTGAGTAACGAACCCGTTTCGCCTCACCCGTCCGCTTGTCTTGTCTGGTTCCCCAAATCTCCACGTTCGCATAATCCTTGTTGCGATTGACCAGTTCCCTGCACATTGCCTTCATCGCATTTGGCGCAGTGGTCACTACGTCGGATATGTAAAGCAAATCACCGTCCAGATGATGCTTCGGTGGATTCTGAAATATTTGGTCATCACCCAAGTCGGGGATTTCCTTCTTTTTCCAACGCCACCACACAACGAATCCCACGATCTCTCCCTTGTTCCGACAAATGATCAGAGTGCGTTGGTTCAAGTGAAAGTGAAAGAAGTTGCGCGTCGATTCCCTCGTCCAACCTTTCTTCGGGAAACATCTCTCCTGGTCGTTCGTTCGGGCGAAATCGGTCAACTCGTCAAGCAGACGATCCAGTTCCATTCTGTCCTTGTCGGCAATCATGTCGCGGAACAGGTTGCGCCCAAGGCAATTCGTTTCCATGCCGATCCATCGTCAAATCCCAAGCACTTGTCCCCGCCGTCACCGTCCGTTACGTACACCAAACGCCCCGCAGTACCCGCAGACGGCAAACCGCTCGTCGCATAACTGGGCAAAGTGATCACTACTCCGCTCATTGTGCCACCAGTCACCGCAATTGAATCGGCCGCTTGCGTTGCAATGCTTCCCAAACCCAATGAAGTTCGCGCAGTTGCTCCGTTTTTGATAACCCAAGTCGATCCGTTTGCCACTATGAAATTGTGGGAAGTCTTTGCCAATGCTCCGATTGCCGACAAATCCGCATCGTATGCTTGTACGTCACTACCGATGGCAACGCCCAATGCAGTGCGGGCGGCGCTTGCGGAAGTGGAGTTGGTTCCCCCGTTGGCGATTGAAATCGGGGTTGTTATGGTGACCGTGGGTTTCGCAATGGAATTTATAAGAGTTGGAGTCAACTCCACTCCGGTCGCCACCGTTTCCCCCTCCGTCACTGTTGCAGTTATCGTACCCATTACTCGACGTCCCTCGGTGATCGATATTGACTGGTTCCTTCGACCAATACGTGCCGAAAAGCGGGTCGCCCAGCAGTGACGTCAATTTGAACCGAACAAGCGTATCCGGGTCGCTTGATGGAAAACTTCTTTATGTTCTCTTCGGTCGCAGTTGCCGCTATGGTGCGAACGGTATCGGTCTTGTCCGGCTCGCGCGTCACCGACTTGATGGTGAAAGTGTCCCCACTCGCCACCTCGCAGGCAAGTTGCCCTCTCTTGAAGCGTTTTTGCGTGGGGTCTGCGAAAGTATAGGATCGGGTGATAACCTGACCCGTTATGGCAGTGGTTCCCGATTCACTGGTGGAACCCACTTCACGCCCAGAATCGTCCAAACTATTTTGTTCGTAAAGATACCAACCCGTTTTGTTTGTTATGAACAGGCGCTTGCGTTCGGGGTCACTTCCATGAGCGGCAATTACGAAATCCTCGACTGAAAACGCCGCTTCCCCGAAAGTATCTATGCTAATCCAGTTATCAGTCAGCAGGTCGTAAACGGCTACACTATTGTTGTCCGTAGAATCACCCGTAGGGACTGCGACGTATAGTTTGTTGTCATGCACCACGCTAACTGCCTTGGATACCACGGCGGGGGTGAAGTCTATCGTCTGAATGAAGTCGTTGATTGGTTCGGAAAGTGGTTTTTGTTCACCCGTTGCCTTTGAAATCGCTATGCCCAATCCCTTGCCGGGATCAATGCCAGGAGTGATTACCATTACGCCCGCATCGGAGAGGAAGTAAGTGTTTGGCCCACTTTGAACTATGGTCTTTCTGGCAACGCATCCGTACTGCCTCGTTATTTCATAGGTATTCGAAGATGCGATTGTCGTTACGTTGTTGAAAATATGGACGCTTCGACGATTGAATATGAGCAATTGGTCTTCGGCATAAGGCGTAATGCCAACTAACTCGTCCGCCGATCCTTTGTTTATGTAGTGCTTTCCCGTGTTCGGGAATTGTTCGTGATCCAACAGGTCGGAAAGCACCAAGGAGTTTGCCGAATCATCTGCCCAAGGAAGAATCATTCTGTTCCTGAAATGCACCCCGTATGCGGCATTCGGCATTGCAATGCCGGAAGAAGCATCACTTGCGGTCATGGTAACCCCCTTGAAGGTACTGTCCACCGTACCGTCACCGTTGGTATCGGTCATTACACCATCCCATACCAAGGGACGCGCCCCATCTCGAAATATGAACACTTTCTGAAAGGATTGCAGAACTTGAGCGTTCTGAGCGGCAATCACTACGTTGGTTATGGTGTGGTTTCCACTGCCCTGCGAAGTCAGGTTGATTGCAGTTCCCGCTGTAGCCAACGCCAAGGTAGTCGCCAACTGTATATCGTTGGTTCCCGAATCAATTACGTAGTAAGTCGTGTTGGCGGACAAACCAGACGGCAACCCGCCGGAAGTGCTGACCTGTACGGTGTCCCCAGTCTGGAAGGTGTGGGAGGACATCGTGATCTTTTCAGTTCCCGTGGTCACGTCGGATGCCGCCACCGTCACACCGTAATAGGAAACGTATTTTCCCGAAGTGTTGGACTTGTTCCACAAAATGGACTTAAACCTCGTTGCCGACAAAATCCACTCGGTCTGATCCGCTGGTGATGAGAACAGTCCCGCCCCGAACACTTGCTCTTCCTGACCGGAGGTCGTCGCATAGGTCAGGGTCACCCCTCCTGCCAGGAAGTCCAATCCCTTTCTCACTTGTATCTTCCCCGAATCCATGCGGACGTTCTTTGCAGTAGATACAAGTCCTTCGCCAAGGGTAGTCTCGTCCAAGTAGGAATTCAGTCCCACGAACGCCGCATCACCCCCACGAATGGGTTGATCGTCCAGTTGACCATATCCTCGGTATCGCGGCATTACCTTTTCCCCGCCACCTTTTCGCCCAAACGTTGCAACTCCTTGTGAGTGCTGTTTTCCAACGCGCTTATCTTGTCGTAAATCTTTCGAGCGTCACCCCTTCTGTCCTCGTCTGCCTTCAGAAGTCCTTGATGGTTTTCCTCCACCCGCTTCCGCCATTCGACGTCTGCAACGTTGTTCTTGCCGATGTCAATTATGGCATTTGATAGGCGAGCGCTCAAAGCATCCAAATCGCCTTCGACGTTTTCTATGCGAGCATGTTCCTTTTTGAGCGCCCATGCGATCACGGAAATTATCAAACCGACGAAAAGAATGATGTACTCACTGTAATCAACCAGCATTCTTCTTTCCCCCGGACGTAATCAAATGACTCTCTATTCGGGCAATCGCCTCCTTCATCTCCTCGATATGGGAAAACAACGTCTTGTTCGTTGCCTCCGCGCCACCCTTTGCCTCCGCAAAACGAATGCTCAATCTATTCAAGTCCAAGGCAGTTTGCTTGATGTCCGCCGCTTGCGAACGCCACAAATACCCAAGTACGCCCATTGCCCCCAACAAAAGCAATTCGATGATGCCTATGTCCAAGGGTTCCATTACTTCAGGAGTTCAAGGATTAGAAGCACGGTGATCGCCACCCCGATGATCACAAGGGATTTCCCTCGCTTGTTCAACTTGTCGAACTCTCCCTTAAGTTTTTTCAGTAGTTCCATTGGAATGCTTCTTGTGAATGTATCTTGTGTAAATGATTGGAATTAAGTTCCAGAGTACCAAAAATATCAGGCATAGCTTCACGAATCCGATTACTCCGTCTATTGCCTCGTCCACGAAACTTTTCTGTTTGCCCGTTGCCGCCGCCAACATGCCCTCCACGTCGCCACGACTGATTGCGGTGATGGTGTCCTTTGCTTCCTGCAACTCCTCGTCACCCGCCATTAATTGCCCTGTCGCGGCTCCCGCGCCCGCTCCTATTGCTCCGCCAATCGGCCCCGCAATGGCTCCCGCTCCGCCTCCTATGACTGCTCCCGCAGTAGGATACAACGCGCGAAACGAGCATCCGCAAAGGAATAGCAAGGATATGGCGAACAGGTAGTTCATTACCCTCCCGACGGTGGGTTCCAGTCATCCTGCCAATCAACGACTCCGCCTGAAAATTGGTCGTCACACTTCCATTTTCCCGATGTAAGGACGGGCATGATGAATTTTCCGTGGTCACTGGATGCGGGGTTCTCCACCGTTGTTTTTTCGGCATACCTCAGAGTTTTGCCATCGGGGATTCCCAAATGCTCCATGAGAGAGGCATGTTTGTTGTCCCAACCTGATTGAGTGGCGTAAAGTTTGAATTTTTTCATTATGAGAACGTCGCTCTGGCTAGGTCATCGGTGTCATCCGCATTGCGACCTGTGCCATACTTGGTGTTTACGTAGGTGATAAGCTTGTTTCGGTCTGCCGTCGAAAGGTCGGATTTCCAAAAGGCGCATTCGTAGAAATTCCCCGTCGGGTGATAACTTGCATTCGTTCCCGAAGCCATTAAGTAACTCCATATAATTGGTCCAGTAAACGTCGCCGTCAGCCCCGCTGTCGAATTGTTGCCGTCCCAATATATTTTGGTGTTGTTGGAGGAGTCCCTAATCAGCAAATACATCCGCAAGACGTCTGCTTCCGCTTCTGCGGTTGAACCGTTTCCCGAACCGCTTGCCATAGTCGGTGCGTTGTCGTTATCTTTCCCTGTGGCGTCCCAATACAAGTAATCGTTGCCGTCCGTGTAATTCATCCACAAAGCGTCAACTTTGTCATTACTGGAACCCCCGATTGAAGTGTTGTAGGAACCTGAAGTCTGATCAAATACTCCAAATGCCGTGAACGGGCCTGAAGCTAAATAGACTTCCTTGTTATATTGATCTATTGGCAGATAATCCAGTGCCGTCGCAAAATACGGCTTGGAGTTGACCCCACTCGTGTAATAAGTGGGCTGCAAGGAACCAGTTCCCTGCGCTGTCGTACTCACGCTGTTTGTTCTAGAGGTCCAAATCCCCCCCGTAGGGTTATCGGTGTCGGTAGTTCCATCGAATATCTGAGCGTTGACGGGGTTGTCTCCTGACGACGTGGACGTGCCATTTACTCTCGTAGCGTCGAAATGGAAGTCAGGTGTCACCGTCATTATGTTGGTTCCATCCAAATCATAGGGAGCGGCGTCAGGAGTAAACACTTTCCACGCACTTGCCCCTGAGTCGTACACGATGCAGGACTGTATGTCCTGTTGGTAACGGATCATGCCGTCACTGGGAGTAGGTCTTGCCGCCGCATTGGCGATTGTTGTGATGGTTTCGTATGCCATTTTAGGTGCCTGAGTCTTGTTCGTTGTATAAAGTCACGGAAGCGGTTGTACCGACTGACGACACCCAAAGTTGGAAGGTTTCGTCGTTGTAAGCTATAAAGCCCTCGGCTTCGTTGGTGATTGCTTCGAGGGTTGAGGTATTTCCCACCACGGCCACGTTTTCTAGTACCGTTGAAGCCCCCGCTGGAGCGGCAGGACCGGCGGCATATAAGCCACCCCGCCCGTAGCGACTGGATAACCAAGGTAACTTCACCGAACTACTCGATGGTTAAGCCAAGGCGAAGGATCAGAAAGTCTGCCGATCCCCCTGAATTGTTGTATGCGGCGCGAGCAACGACCCCGACGTATAACTTGTTGTCCGACAAATCGAACGGTATGGGAGCAAATGCAGACGGATTGACCGTTTTAGTATTTATTAAATCGACCCAAGTTGAACCCGTGTCCACTCGCCCCAACAAATGCGCCGAATTTGCCGCAGACAAACCCACGGCCCCATCCGCCGAACCAATTGACACGTTACTGGACAAAAAGAGTATGTCGCATTGTGGACCAATGTCATTCTTGTCAATCAAGGTAAAGGTGTTGATCTC